CGAAGACTTTAAAAATCTTCCAATTAATGAAGTTGAAAGAAAGCACATATCGAAGAAAATTAAGGAAATTGTTGCAAAGGGCACTTTAGAAACAGCAAGTCGTGCATTAAGACTTGGCAAGCAGGTTTTTGATTTTGCGATTGCCTCAGATTATGCAGATCGTAATCCATGTACATTGGTGGAAGATGTAATTCCTGAATATGAATCTGACAGCCATCCTTGTTTACCTGCAAGCGAAATGCCTGAATTTTTTAGACGCATGCAAGCAAGCCATTCAAGTTCCATAGTTAAAATGGCAATGCTTCTAGTTTGTTATACAGGAACGCGTATAACAGAATTATTAAAAGCTAGATGGGATTCTGGCGAACTAGATTTTGAAAATAAGATTTGGATTATTCCAGCTGATCGCATGAAAAGAAGAAAAGAATTAATGGTTCCCTTAGTACCCCAGATTTATGCATTATTTAAGGAACTCGAAAGCGTAAAAACTGATGACGGTTATATATTTAAAAAACGTGGAAAGCCTTATGAGTATATGACCTCTGAGTCGGTACTAACCATGATAAAAAGAATGGGCTACGAAGATAAAATGGTTACCCATGGTTTTCGTTCACTTTTTTCGACTCATGCTAATGAAAGTAAATTATTCCGTGGTGAGGTGATCGACTATCAAATTGCCCACGTGAACAAATCAACAAAAGCTGATAAAACAAGCAAAATTTATAACCGCGCTGAATATTGGGATGAGCGAGTAGGGCTAATGACTTGGTATGCAAATGAAGTGGAGAAATGGCTAAATGATTCCAAAAAATAAAATAAAAGAATTTAAAAAATATTTAGAAGGTGATTTTGAAAATAATCTATTAGATTCAGCTATCTTAAATTTAGAAAATCATCATAGTCTAACATTTAACAATTTTTCTTATGCTATGAGAGAAATGTTAAGAATCCTTTTTCATAGATTATCTCCTGAAAAAGAAATAAGAAAATGTTCTTGGTATCCAGCATTAAAGGAACCTAATGACAAAATAACTCGTAGACAACGTTATAAATACGCCATTCAGGGTGGTGTTGGAGATTTTCTTTTAAAGCAGTTTCGACTAGATAAATCAATTGAAAAGGCTTGCACTACTCTCTTGAAACAAATAGAAGTTTTAAATAGTTTCACTCATATTGAAGAGCACACTTATAATTTATCCGTGGATGATACCAAAGATCGTGCAAATCAATGTTTCGATGCTGTTTTAAAAGTTGTAAGGCTTATTAAAAGGGTTAGAAATAAGCTTTTCAAACATATCATCACGTATCTTGATAAGAGACTGCTAAATAAAGCAGTAATGGAATATGTTGAAAATATTGATCTGATTGCAGCTAGAGCATCTGTAGAAGAAATTAAAGCAAACAAATTCATCAATATGGAAATTGATTCCTCAAGAGTAAGTTTTACTGTTTCAGGTAATACATATTGTCTATTAGAATATGGCAATAGAATTGATATTGAAAATGGAGATGACTGGTCTTGTTATATGGATTTTGACTTTAAAGCACCGGTAGTAATAAAAATTGAGAGACCATTTGGCAGTCATATGAAAATAGGAAAAATAGATGTAAATATTGATACATTTTATCAATAAAGGCGCTTATTTAGCGCCTTGAATTGCAGTTTTAATTTTAGCTACGGATTGAGAAGTCCATCCTTTGTAAGTTTTGGACTCTCGATCTGGCGGGAACTCCTCCAAATAATATTTTTTAAAAGTATTTGGAGCCATACCAAGTTCCTTAGCTAGTTGTCTTAAAGAATACCAAGACATTTAAACCTCCTTAATTTCTAATTTACGATTAGCATCTCTGATTGCTTTAGCCCAAGATTCTAATTTTTCAATTCTTTGACATCGCCACTCAGCTACAGCTTTTTCACCTTCAATATTATCGATGATCAATTCATTGCAAATTTTGATGATTTCATCCGCAGCTTTAGCTGTAAGTTCACTCATCCCACAGCTCCAATTTCACCAGGTAAATCAATTAATGGCTTCCAACAGGTAACCCTTTCAAAATCTAAATCCCATCCGTCAAGGAGCTCACTCCACCAGGCAAGACCCTCATCACCTTGATAAAGTCCAGCTTGTATAACGTTTCCTTTAAATAAAACCAGGACATCTGTTTCAATATCAGGTAATTGTTCCTCAACTGAAATCCAGCCTAAATTCGCCTGGTTTTTTGACGCTTCCCAAATTAAACGTCCTGCAACCTCAATAATGTCATTAACATCGTTATTACTTAGGTGAGCTGTAGCCTGGCGAAGGGTGGTCATATTTTTAGAAAGCCAATTATCATAAATTGGAAACTGTGGTGTGGATTGGACCGGTTGCTTACTCTTTAATAAATAAACATCGCCGTTTTTCTCCACATCAAGCTCGGCCAAAATCTGTTTGATAGTTTTCGCACTTAGTTTACATACCGTTGCCAACTGAGAAACGGTTAAACCGTAAGTATCGTTTGCCAGGGCTTCATACACCTTTGCTTTGTATTTTTTGAAATTAGTCATTTCATTGGCTTTTCTAAGTTCAGCTGCAGTACTCATTTTCACTTTCTCCATGTGGCTTCTTTGAATTTCACATTCACTAAGCAAGCATCGATTTCAGAAGGATTAACGTTGTCGAACTGGTGGTTCATGTGTGCGCCTATCACCAGTAAAATGCGTGTCAAAGTTGAGTAGCGATATTTCATTGGCTTATCTCCATTGGTGCACCAGGTAATTGAGCTTCACGGTTTTTATAAGCTGTCATTGCGTCATACTTTAGAGTTCCATTTTCAAGTAAACGGATCTCGGCGAATAAAGAGCGTAAAACATCAATATTCTGTGCAGCGTGGATGCGCTCAATTAAAGGTCTATCATTAAGCTCTTTAAGGCGCTTATACGAAGCATCTAGTAAAGGTTTGCGTTGTGATTCTGACCATTGACGAGTGCGCTCAAAGATCTCATTAACTTCTTCAGCGCTTCCAGCCATATCTATATCAAATGCTAATTCGTCTACTAGTTCTTCTGAGTATGCGAACGAAGCGTAAGCCGGATCAGAATCAATTAAATCAAGCTGTGAAAGCTGTTCTTTGCGTTGCTCGCTCTGAATTTTCAATTCGCTTAAATCTTCAGATGTAAGATTTTTTGAGCTTGCTAAAATGGTGTCATTAACTTTGGCCAACTCATCCAATGTATTTGCATGATCAATTAGACCTATAAGAACTGCTTTGGGTGCCGAAGTTGTTTTATCGTTGAAAGTTGTCTCTTGTATAACTTTCATTAAATAGTCACGTTCTTGATCTTCTAAATGCCCATTTGCACCAATTTTCCTCTTTACCGCTTGTAGTTCTTCAGCTGAAGTGCACGATTCAATCTCGCCGATAAATGAGTCGTATAAAACAGAAAATACTTGCTCACTTGCTGTATCAGCTGCATCCATTTCAATAAAATCCAGCTCAGTCAATCGAGCTTTTTTAGCAGCTTCAATTTCATTTAATTGCTCTTGCGTAAAGCCTTCTTTCTCAAGACCTGAACAAATGTTTTCGACTTCCTGCTCAGTATTGGCAATTTGCAAAGCATCTAATAGAGCTTGATGCTGAAGATTGTTTGAAGCTTGAGATGTTGCGATTTCATCAGTCGAAGAGGGTTCCAAAACTTCTGTATGAATTGGATCCTCAGCTTTAACTTCCTCAACTTGTTTTGGAGTAGCAGTCTTTGAAGATTTTTTCTTAGCTGTTTTTTGTTTTTCTGCACCGCCAATAGGTACGACACGAGCTTCATTTGTATCAACATCACGACCAACGGCTGCACAAAATGCTTTTAACTGGAGGCGAGCATTTTCTATATCTGCTTGAGCAAATCCATTTGAAACTGCTGTTTTGAGAGCTGCTGTTTCATTGAATTTGTACCAATAAATACTGCCAGTTGGCTCAATAAGATAAATGTCTTGATCTGGCTTAACATCATCAAGGGTGAGTGGTTGAGTAAATGTAATCCCGGCCAATTCAATTTTTGGCAGTTGGATACAATACTCATAGCCAGGCAAAGAAAATACAGTAGCCGGGAATTGATCCAAAGTATCAAACTCACCATCGATGTGGCGGCAAAGAATAACTTTGCCGGACATCAAAGCATTAAAGGCTTCTTGGTTTGAAATTAAATTAGTCATGTTTATTTCCTGCCTTTAATCAGTGGTGGAGTTGTTGGGTTTGGTTTTGTTGCTGGTTGAGGCTTGGATTAGCTTTCCAACCCATTTGATCTGCACGAGCTCGACAGGCTCTTTTAATGCCAGCTTCGTAAGTAGTACCTTTAAATCGATTTGCCGCAGCTTTAAGGATTGTTGTATCAGGAGCATCTTTAATAGCTTTTAAAGCATCTTGATAAAGTTGATCCTGCGTACGCTTTGGCTGAGCATTAGGGTTAGAGTTATTTTGAGTTGCGGGCACAGTAGTGTTTTGTTCTAGATATGCATAGTCATAGTTATACAAGTATTTACTGCCATCAAAATTACCTAAGTAAACATCAGCTGCTACACCAATTGCTTTGAACGCCACTCCCAGCGCATCTGTAACTGCCTTTTTATAACCCTCATCAATCGCAACTAATTTACCTTTCTGAACTTCTACAATTGCGGAACCTCCATTGCCGAAAAATTCCTCACCCCAAACACCTTCAATTTTGGTTTTAACTGCCACTTCAGCAAAGGCCATAATAGTTCCATCTGGTGCAGTTTCAGACCACAAACGCACGTGTCTATAAGTCCAGCCATGGCCAACAGGACCAAAGGCCTGAGTCATAGCCATTAAACGCCATTGAGGGTTAATATCTGATTTGCCTTTCAAATAACCAAACTCAATCTTTTTAAGAAAATTGGTAGGTGTTTGCTTAACTGCATTCCAGATATGTAAGTTGTCTTTTGAGTTTTCAGTTGTCATTTTTATTATCCTTATCTTGAGCCAGTGAAGCCGCGTTTTTGCTTGTAAGCAGCACGGTCATACGCAGGAATATTTGATTCACGAAGATCGATAGCTAACTGTTTCTTACGTTGAAAGCTGATCTCTTGTGTAAGTACTTCCCAAACTTTTGGATATTCAGATTGGAACTTGGCCACATCTAAAGGCGTTTTGACTGATTCCTTGATCTTGTAAAGAACCGAGCCATTAGCATTTGATGCATAAACAGCCCAACCAATGCGAACAGAGTAGAGGCCAGTATTGTCACGGCCTAAATAAGACTTATAGCCGTCAGGATGATGCTTAACTTTTTGCATGATTAAGCCTCCACCAAACGATTTTTTTCGATGAAGCCTTTAAGAAGGGCATTAATATTGCGGTGATCGTTGTAATCCGTGAAATCGTTGTATGACTTACCGTTTACATCTGTAATTTCATTAATTGTGAGCTGAGTTACATCAACTGCTGTAAATTCTGAACCAGGTACGCCGTAGCTATCCGGATGAGACTCAAAGTCAAAGCTTACGTTTACTCGGAAGCCATCAAGTTTGATGACTGCAATACCTGACGTCTTACCTGTGATCTGGGCCGTTTGAACGCCGTATGAACTTGGTTGAGTTTGCGGTGTAAAGGTCTGGGTATTTGTTGCCAAACTAGATTGAGCTGTCTTGTATTCACAAGAAGCTAAACCAGCAATCAAAACAAGAGCTGTAACACCCGTAACTTTGATATGGTTGAATGGAATTGCATTTACGTTCATAATTGATCTCGCAAGTTGCAAAAGCACATCGAAAGGTCAGAGAGTCGGTGTGCTTTTTTGTTATTTACGAGATAAATATTAACTATGGTTAATTTTTTAGTCAATAGTAAAGTTAACATTGGTTAATATTTTTATTAACCATCACTTAATTTTTATTAACTAAAAGAAAACCCACCATAGTGGTGGGTTGGGTATAGTTCTATACTTCTTATCAATTATTAACTTGGTCTTGATCTTCTTTTTGCTCTGTATGTATATCGCATGCAGTCAACTACTTGACCCACAAAATGACAATGCTCATCCAAAGGAATAATATTTGGTTCAAATTTAGGGTTTAGAGCTTGTAGAAAGCGAGAACCATCTGTTTCGATTACTAGTCTTTTAAAAGTTGCATCTTCAAATCTTCGTACTACAACCATATCGCCAGACTGCATGTCGCTATAGTAAACATCTGGATCAACCAGAATGTAATCACCTTCCAAAAAGTCAGGTTGATTACTAACGCCTTGAACTTTTAAATAAAAACAATTAGAACACTCGTCTGGAAGAGGAAGCCACTCTTCTACTTGTGAAAGGTCTACAGATTGCACATTCGTAAAAAGACCTGCCTGAACCCATGAAAGCACAGGAGCTAATGTCGCTGCTTTCTTAGAAATATTATTATCAATTTTTGGTTCTTCTTTACCACCATATAACAACCAATCATCCGAGACATCTAAAAACTTTGCAATAACTTTTAAATTATCAGCGGTAGGAACACTTACACCATCAAGCCATTTTTTAGCAGCAACTGGTGATTTCTTAGTTGCTCGTGCTAGGTCAGCAGCTTTTAGCTTTTTCTCATCTAATTTCTGCTTAATGCGTTGGTGTAAAGACATAACAAAATTTCCAAAAACATTAACTAATGTTAATACACAGTATTGAAACTATGGTTAACAAGTGGTAAATTCCAAATATTAACTATAGTTAATTTGGTGTAACCATGAATCTTAGTGACTTAATGACTTATCACGATTGTAAAAACAAAAAAGAGTTATCTAAAAAAACTGGATATTCAACTGTGACTCTATGGAAATGGGAGAACAACGGAATACCAGCTAGAACTCAAGCAGTTTTACAAGTCCAAACCAATGGAAAGCTTAAAGCAAACCTAGATGTCTTAACCGCTTAGGAATAACTATGAGCAAATTATCAATTGATCTCTCTGCAAGCGCCAGAAATGACGTTTCACGAATAATGCATGGTCTTGATTCAGGCAATCAGAAAGAGATTGCGGAACAATTAAAAGTTGATCCAAGCACTATAACTCGCCTTAAAACAGTTGAGAAAAACAATGGTTTAAATGAAATTGAAATGTTTTGCGAGCTATTGAGTTTGCTTGGATTGAAGGTGGTACCAAAAGATTATCAAAGTATCGATAAAGAAAGAGTTGCAGCACTTTTAGTTATGTCTAAAAGCTGGATGAATCGTATTGAAACAGTAGACGACTTATTTCATGACGAAATCAGCGTTCAAAAAGAAAAACTTGGGTATTAAAAAACCACTACCTGCGGGAACAGGAGTGGTTTCGATTCATTAATTTTGAGGTCAATGAATATGCAAACTAATTTATCAAATCAATCGACTAAAGACAAACTTTTAGAACAAAAGCGCCAGCAAAGTTATCAATCTTGGCATGAGCCTGCTTTAAGAACTCTGTCAGGTTTGTTGGATGGTCGTAAGAAAAATTTAGCTCGTCAAAGCCGTGATGTAAATAACGCTGCCGTAACACGTGATGAGTTTATGCAATCGCTTGTAGATCAACATGGTGTACACGGAATTAATCTTTATCACGCTGGAGTAATTATCTCGAGCCTTTATAGAGCTAAGCGGATCCGATACTTAGGAACTTTCATTCAAATCATTGAGGAAGGTGAACTCTAGTGAGTAACTCAAAAAGTATTAAAGCCATGAGGTACTTACATCATGAGTAAATTTACACCCAATTCTTTTATGGTGGCTAACGCATTTGTTGACGAAGCCATGAATAAAATTAGTGATGCTTCAGTGAAGATCTATCTGTTAATTATTCGCAAAACACGCGGTTGGACAAAGGAGAGTGATGCGCTTTCTTTGCGCCAATTAGAAGGTTTATCTTTAAAAAGCCGTCCTACTGTAATTAAATGTTTAACTGAATTAGAAAACGTGGGTTTGATTAAAAAACACCATCAATCTAAATATGGAAATGTTTATTCACCAGTAGATGCTTATTATTTAGGTAATCTAATTAAATTTCCGACCCGAAAAATCTTAGTTAAGACATTTATATTGTTCAATAAAGAGGTGGTTAAAAATTTTAACCACTTTGGATATGGTCTTAAATTAGATCACAAAGTAAACGGGTTTTACTTAAAAACGAATGGAGAAAGTACGGTACTGGTTAAAAATCTTTACCACCTTTACCCTGTGCATAGTTGTGTGGATAACCCAAGATGGTTAAATTTTTTTACCACCACAAACGGCAAGTGGTTAAATATTTTTACCGCAAGTGGTAAAGAATTTTTACCTCAAGTGGTTAAAATTTTTAACCCACAAAATACAACTATCAAAAGAAACTATCAAAATAAAAAAAATACGTGGTTTGTTTTGGAAAATTTGAAATATGAAATTTGTTCAATCAATCCATCAATCGATACCAACGAGATTTTTAATGCTCACTGGTTTGAAAGAGAGTTAAAAGCATTTAACGGGTTTAACGAAGATCGCAATCACTCCGATGATTACATGGTTAAATTTTTTGCAGAGTGGATGCTTAAAGCTCGCGCTAAATACGCAAAGATGAAAACACCAGCACCACGCTCTTTTGAAAACAAAAACTCAAATGGCCAACAATCCTATTCTGAAAACACATTGCCGGAGGTAATAACTTTTGCCTCTGACAAACAGCTTTTTATGTTTGCTCGACTTCTTGTGAATCATCCAGATTTTAAAGATTCATTTTGTCATAGCGGGGAATCTTGGATGGATGCAGGTAAACGCATGGCTCAAAAGCTGGTAGATCCAGAGCAACAAAAACCGTTTATTCCGTACTTAATCGAGATGGGTTTTAAAACTCAAACAAAAGGAGCTAGCCATGAGTGAGTTTGAGGGTAAATCTGGAAAGTGGGCTTGGGAGATTCAAAAAGAACAACAAGCGAATGTGGATGAGCTTAAAAAATCAATAAGTGAAATGGCTCAGAAGTACAGAGTTGAGGCACACGAATTAAGTCGTATTAGAGATTTTGAAAAGTCTCAGATGTATAGCCATTTTGCTAATGAATTGGATCGTTTAAATAAGGGTGGGGCTTAATGAGCAAGGTGTTAATCGGGGTTGATACTGGGGTGCATACTGGTTTTGCTGTAGCCATTGACCAAGGGAAAGGGGGTGAGCTTCAGGATGTTGGTTCTCTCACAATTACTCAAGCTATGAGCAAAGTATTAGAGCTTGTTGATTTACATGGTAAGGCAAACATCATGCTGTATATCGAAGATGCACGTTTACGCACCTGGTTCGGTAATGCAGATGCAAGACAAGCTCGTAGTGGTGCTGGTGTTCGTGAAGGGATTGGATCAGTCAAGCGTGATGCACAGATTTGGGAGCAGTGGTGTATCGAACAAGGCTTGAAGTACAAGATGATTCAACCAGCTGCGAATAAAACAAAAACAGATGCAAAGTATTTTTTAAAACTAACAGGGTGGGCAAAACGTACAAATGAACATGCACGAGATGCAGCAATGCTTGTTTTCGGGCGATATGCAAAGTTTTGATGTGAACGAAGGTTTTAATAAGTTGTTTTTTAATAATGGTAAAGGGTAAATAGGAAGGCGATTATGTTAGTTGAAAAGTTTGATTTTATTGAGTTACTTCGCCTTGCTATTGCCCAGGGCAAAGCTGAAGGAAAGAAAATTTCCAAGGATATTGTTTTAGGGGAGCTGGGGCTTTTATCCTCTGATGCAAAATTATGGGCTACTTTGCTTGTTGAGAAAGTTGATTTTGAACGTATTGCAATCATTACTCCAGCTCAGAAGCAAACTGAGACTTTTGTGAGTAAGTTTGATTTTAATTTTCAGACAGAGCGCCGTATTGAAGATATACCTGGCAAGGTAGAGTTTGTTCGTGGCGAAATTAAGTCTGGTGATTTTTTCCGTGCACGAAACAAATTAGCGGTTAAGATCCATCAAGAAATGACTAAGAAGAAATTTAAACCAACGAATGCTCAAGGTGATCTTACAAATCTTGCCAAAGGAATAGCTGAGATAGTTCTACGTAGTCATTTATTTGTTAAGGCTATGTGCGGATCTTGTCAGGGCATAGGTAAGTTAGAAACTTTTAATTTGAAAGGATACCCAAACGGTGCGGAGTTTTGCTCTAAATGCGACGGTACAGGAAAGCGCCCATATACATTAAATGAAAAAATGAAAATAGCTAATATTGCTGCTACTAAAACAGCTTATATCAAGAGCTACCAAAAGTATGAACAGTTTGGAGAGTCTATAGTTGCACAGTGGGAAAATGAAATAAGATCGCGTATTTCTCGCTCTTTCCGTTTTGAACTTCCTGATAATCAACTAACTTGTGCTTGACAGTTGGGTATACACTTGAGTATAAAGATTTCTAAAATGGGCGAAATGTAAAGTAATCGCCAGAATGAATTTAAGAGCTCGCCAAACGGTGGGCTTTTTTGTTTTGAATGAATTATGAAATTTTATGCTTAGGCCCTATAATTTTCTAAATAAAATTAAACAGGAATAAGAAATGGGTAATCTGCCTAAATTCTATCAAGTTGGTACATGTCATTATAATCTTGATCAAATAGTCAAAATAGAATCAAGTATAGACCTTAGCTCCGTATTGGTTAATTTTTCGGATGGTTCAGAAGTAGAGTTTCCATTCGATAGTGAAGATGAATACAACCAATTTATCCACTTAATAAGAAGTATAAACTTTACTTCCGATTTAAATTTTTAATTTGCCGAACGTATTGCGGCACATGAGGCCCCGCTAAATATCGATTATTGGCGGGGCTTTTTACTTTATATGTTAAGCTGCTATTCATAATTTTATGGAAGCTTGCAATGTATATTTGTATTGGCGGTGATTTAGATGGTGAAGTTGTAGAGGGCCGCGAAGGTACTTACTTTGAAGCCAGTGAAATAGATGCAAGTAAACAATCAACATACAACCGCCAGAGTTACATTGTTGGTGCAAATACATATCGGTTTTGGCTTTGTGCTGAATTGCCATATATGGAAACAACAGATATCGCCGGCAAATATCTAGCTGAAAAATACAAATACCTTTCTTGATTTTGATTAAAGAAAAATGAAGCCCACCAATTGGTGGGTTTTTTATTGCCTGTTTGGAGCGTATATGACTGAATTTCAAAAAATCACTTATGAGATTGGACAGCTTCAGAGAGAGCTTAATCATTTGGGAAGCTGTACAACAAAAGGTTTAACTCAAGAAGATATCGCTCACTTAGATGAGCGATTTTTTTCGGCCATAGCAAAGCAAAATAAATTAATTGCACGGCTCAACAATAAGCCTGAGGGTTTTTTATGAATAGACCTTACCCGCCAATTCAAGATAATGATTGTGAAGAAAATATAGGCTATGCCAATACGCAAGGTTTATTGCACTTTGAACCTGCAAATGAAGATTTATGGCCGTGGATTGTAGAAACGTTCTTAGATCCAGCAAGTAAGCTTTACAACAAGGATCATGATCACATTATTTGTTTTAGACCACCTAAAATTTCATTCCTGTGGGCATATACCAAGTGTGAAATGAAAGGGCGTGAAGTAATGGGTACAACTGAACAGGTAATGATTAATGTAGGTGGTTGGAAACGAGACCGGCAAGAACTTCAATTGATTAATTGGTTTGGTGACGTGCCTAAATTCATTATTACGCTGGATGCTCGTAAGTGTCAGGTTATGGATGATACTGATTTTTGTGCGTTAGTAGAACATGAGCTATACCATGTAGGTCACAAGATCAATAAAGACACTAATACCTTTGAATATAACTCCATGGGGGAGCCAAAGTTATATCTACGTGGACATGATGTTGAGGAATTTCATGGTGTAGTTCGCCGTTATGGTGCTTCAGAGGATGTAAAAGAAATGGCGCGTTATGCAAATAGCAAACCAGAGATTGGCAGAGCTTCAATTGCTCAGGCATGTGGTACATGCCTTTTGAGAGTGGTTTGAAATTTTTTTTGCCATTTACGTTGATGTACGTTGATGGATTGGTGGAAATGGCACGTATTACTAAAAAGGTGAAGCTGTTCATCGTTAAGGTTCTTGCTGAGTTTGAAACTCCAACTAATACAGCAAAGCAGGTTAAAGAGACTTTTAATGTCGAAGTGTCACCGCAACAATGCGAAAGATATGACCCTACCAAACGAGCAGGTTTCGAGTTAAGTGAAGAGCTTCGAAATAAGTTTTTTGAATATCGCCGTATAGCCAATGAAGAATTAGAAGCAATTCCAATTGCCAATAAACGTTACCGACTTCAACTACTACAGCAATTAGTCGATAAATTTCCAGACAATCCAATGCTGACGCCCAAGTGGGCAGAACAAGCAGCAAAGGAAATGGGCGGCTTATACACGAATAAGACTGAAATTACTGGAGCTGGTGGCGGACCACTTAAAACAGAAAATACTCACACTCCATCACCTCCAGCTCTAACACCTGATGAATTAGCAAAACTCACACCCCAAGAGCTTTCGCGCTTAGTGATTAATGGAAAGCTATGACATACGCATTAGATGAAATAGCCCCTTTAATTAAAGAGTGGACTATTAACGTGCGCTTGCCAGAAGTAATGACCGAGATGACACGGCGTTATTACTACAAGGCAGCAATCGAGCAAAACGAACTTAGTATTCAGGCGGAGTTATACAAGTGCCGTAAAGATCCAGTCCATTGGTTTAACAATTGGATCTGGACATATGATCCGCGCGGTATGTCATTTGGATTACCCGCAAATATTCCTTTTGTATTACGACCTAAACAGGTTGAGCTTGTAGCGTGGCTAGAGGAACGTGAAAGCACTCAAACACACGGACTAATTGAAAAATCCCGTGATGAAGGGATGAGCTACGTTGTGCTGGGTTTTTTCTTGCATCGTTGGTTATTCGTTGAAGGCTTTGCGGGTGGTGTTGGTAGTCGTAAGGAAGAATTGGTGGATAAGAAGGGTGACCCCAAAACCCTATTCCATAAATTCCGCGACATGTTCAGCAAAATGCCCAATTGGTTGAAGCCAAAAGGCTTTGTCGAGAAAGTGCATGATAACTACATGCGAATCATTAACCCGGATAACGGCGCAACTATTACTGGTGAAGCGGGTGACAATATTGGCCGTGGTGGACGTACCACCATGTATTTTTTGGACGAATGGGCATTTGTAGAGCGGCAAGAAGCTGTAGATGCTGCTATCTCACAAAATACCAACGTCCACATTAAAGGATCCACGCCTAATGGTATTGGTGATCGATTTCACCAGGATAGATTCAGCGGGCGTTACGCCGTATTTACTATGCCTTGGCGAGCTAACCCGGATAAGAACTGGACCGTTAAATATAACGGCAATGTTATTTACCCATGGTATGAAAAACAACTGGCCACACTAGATGATGTCGTACTTGCTCAAGAGGTCGATATTAACTACGCCGCTTCAGTGGAGGGTGTATTGATTCCTAGTGCGTGGATCCAAGCTTCATTAGATGCGCACGTTAAGCTCAATATTGAGCCTACAGGTGATCGTATTGGTGGTTTGGATGTTGCCGATGAAGGTAAGGATAAAAACTCATTTACAGGTCGCCATGGCGTTGTCATGAATTACTTGTCTACATGGTCAGGTAAAGGAGATGACATTTTCGGAACAACTCAAAAAGCGATGGATCTCTGCTTTGAGAAATCCATCGATACGTTGTTCTATGATGCCGATGGTCTTGGAGCTGGGTGCCGTGGTGATGCCAGGGTGATTAATGAAAAACGCCGTGAGTTGGGATTACCCGAAGTAAATGTAGAGTCTTTCCGGGGATCTGGTTCAGTTCATGATCCTGAAGGCGAAATGGTCGAAAAGCGTCTGAATAAAGACTTTTTCGCAAATCTTAAAGCTCAGTCTTGGTGGTCATTACGTTTGCGCTTCCAGGAAACTTTTAGAGCAATCGAAGGGCGTGATTATGATCCTGACATGATCATTTCACTATCTACTGAAGATATCGATGCGAAGGAATTGGCGTTACTCACTACTGAGTTATCACAACCAACCTATACAAAAAATGGCGTTGGTAAGATCCTCGTCAACAAACAACCTGATGGCACAGCATCACCTAACCGAGCAGATAGCGTCATGATTTGTTTTAACCCACAAATTGCTGAACTCAATGTTTGGGGCAAGCTTTAAAAGAGAAAGTTATGGGCTTAATTAAATTTACAAAAGATTCATTCCAGAACTTTGCCGCTCGCGTTGGGTTAGG